GCACCCGACGGGAGCCACCGACGACGATCATCGGGTCGCCTTGCACGCGAGTCTTGACAGCGTCGACGAGCACCCGACGATAGGGCCCGTCGAACGCCTGCCGAATGTCAGCGGCCAGCGGTTCGGCGACGACGTCGCGCACCTCCCGGCCGATCCGCTTACGCAGCTCGGCCGGGACGCGGCGCAGGTTGCGCGATGTGGCCTTGCACATCGACGCGAAGTCGTCGCCTGCCACGGTCAGACGATGTCGGTCGGGATCGGTTCGGTGGCCTTCATGCTGACCTGCCCCACCGCGACCGTCTTGACAGCGCCACCGACCGGGCCGGGAACGATGGTGATCGTCGACGCGAACGACGTCCCGACACCTGACTTGGGCTCGAACGTGACCGCCTTGTCCAACCCGGCGTTGTCGCGCAGGTAACGGGAGAACGAGTCGGCCGTCTCCCAATCCTGCGCGTACCCGACGGACACGGCCCAGCTGGTCTCGGGAGCCGAGGTGTCGGAGAACGACGCGTCGGGCGACAGACCCTGCCACTTGATTTCATCCTGCGTCACGGTCGGGGTGAACAGCACCTCGGACACATGCCGGGCGTAGTCGTCGGTCTCGACGATGAACACGACGTCCTTAAGGACGAACGGCTGAACGGTGAGCTTTGTCATGGGGTCACTTCACTTTCATAGGTGCCGGTTAGTTCTGTCTCGATGATGTAGCAGGGCGAGTCGGTCGCCTCGTAGGTGCCCCGTTTGGCGGAGGTCCAAATCAGGTCGGTGGGCCCGACGTCGAGCGCGTCGAGCAGCAGCTCGACCAGCTCGTCGAGCTCGTCGTCTGCGCCCCCCTTGGAGTCGTCGTCGGTTACGAGCTTGGTGCCCAGGACGATTAGCGCGAACTTGTAGGTTCGCGCACCCGACCCGGCCGTCGGGTTCGGCTCGATCTCGTCCATGCGGACGAGCACTGTCGGCCGGGCCGGTTGCCGGTTGAGCCGCGAGTATGCGCGCACCTGCGCGGCGTCGGCCGCAAGCTGGTCGAGCTGGACTAGCACGGTCTCCCGGGCGGTGCTCATCCGACACCCGGCCGTCCACGCTCGGGACGCAGCAGCGACTTGACCGCAGCGATGAGCGGGCGGGACCGGATCGCGTAGTCACCTACGCCAATAACGTCCTGCTCCCCGCGCTGCTGCGCTTGGTACAGCTCCCGTGCCTGCATCACCTGCGCGAGCGTGTACGCCTCCGGAACACCGGTCGGGTACTCGGCGTCGACGGGCAGCGCCGGGGCGAACAGCTGGCAGGCAGGGAACGCGGCAGCGAGCAACCGGGTCAGTCGCTCGTCGTCGATGTCGGTGGAGTCGGCCCAATGACGCCGGGCGTCAGGCAGGGTCGCGAACGTGGTAACGGCCATTGGGTCGGCCTCCCCTCGGTGAGTGTTCGGGCGTCAACGGATGGTTGACGGTGTGGAACCCCGTAGCGGCCGGTCGAGGGTCGAGGTCGACCGACCGCTACAGGGCGGCTCATCAGGGCAGGTCGGGGTCGACGCCGTAGACGCGGACACCGGCCGGGAAGTAGACCTCGGCATCCTCGTACATTCCCCACACGGCCACGTTGCGGCCGAGCTTGGCGACGTCCTCCTCGGTCGCGACCATGGGCCCCTGCTCGGGGAACCGGGCAGCCGAGCCGTTGGTGATCACGAGGGTTCCGGCCGGGAGGAACGGGGCTCGCGTCACAACGAGGTTGGACACGCGCACCTCCAACGACGCGGCGTCGGCGGTGCCGCCAGCGTTCGGGGTGCCCGGGCTGGACGACTGCGGGACCAGCGCCGGGTTCGCACCGACGGACTCCCACACGTCGCCCGACGCGAGGACCACGGTCGCCGGGGCGCCGGTCGCGTCCTCGACATCGGCCGATGCGCTGAACAGCAGGGACCGGAACGCCTGCGCGCCAGCCTCGGTGGTGAGGTCGGCCGGGAGCGCGCCGACGTAGGTGCCTGCCTCGTAGAGCGCAAGCTCGAACACGGCCTCGGTGTACCGCGCCCAAGCCGCCTCGCAGATTGCGTTGTGCGCCGCGAGGTAGGACGGGCTCGACCGCATGAGCAGCTGGTAGGAGATGTCGGAGGCGACACCGGCCGTCTTGATCGGGGCGGTGCCCTTCTTAATGTCGATGCGCGCCGACGCGAGCTCGGTCTTCTCGGTGACCTGCTGCTCGATCAGAGCGTCGAGGTCGCCGTCGAAGTACGGCCAGTTGCCCTCCATGCCCGAGTCCGGCAGACCGATCGGACCACCGGTCGCCATGATCGCCGGGCGTCGCTTGTCGAGGTTGGCCTTAATGTCGGTGCGCCAGCCGGGAGGCATGACGCCCGGGTTGTTCGTCGTGATCTGGTCGACGAGCGCGAACTCGACGGACAGGGCGACGCGGCCGGGCTCGTCGGCCTGCTGAAACGCGGTATAGAACGCGTCGGCGGTGGCGAACCGGGCGAGCGGGTGCACGCCGGAACGCTGCGCCACGTCGAGCTGTTCGCGAACCTGCGCGGCCAGCTCGGCGATGGTGGGCAGCTCGACGAGCTGCGCGGCACCGGCCGACGCGTTGGCCGTCGCGGTGGTGGCGGTGGCTGCGTCAGCCTGCGCCGTGGTGGTCGTGGTGGTCACGGTGTCTCCTTCATGTGCTGACGCGGCCAGGGTGAGCCCGGCTGCCTCGGTGAACGCTGGACGTCGAACGACGCCTAGGTGTCTTGCCTTCCACGTTGGGACGTGCCGAACGCCATCGGCGTCCTCGGTGAAATCGGTGAACTCGGCCGACACGCTGAACCCGGTTTTGACGGACTCGGCAGCCTCGGTGAGCAGGTCGTTACCACGGGTCGTGGCAAAGATTCGGGCGGACGCGAGCAGGTGCTTGTCGTCGGCAGCGAACGGCTCGGCCAGCCGTCCGGCGACAGCGTGGTCGTCGTGCTCATCGACGACGTCAATCAGCTCGTCGGCGTTCGTGGGTGGCCCGCTGAACTGATACCGGAACCCGTCGGCGGCCGGGCCCGACGGGACACCAAACGGGACGGCAATGCCGGTGAGCTTGCGCTTCGGCACGTCGACGTCGGCTGCGGTGAACGAGGCGCCAGCAATCCCGGTGACAGGGGCGAACGTCAGGTCGAGCTTCATGGGGTCAACTCCTACTCAAGGGTTCTTGGGCCTGCGCGTCGGCCAGGTCGAGAACGCCGGTCTCGATGCCAGCGGCCCACGTCTGCATCCGAGTGAGCGCGTCGTCGCGCAGGTACGCGTCGTCGTCGAACCCGGCACTGATTCCGTACGGCAGGACGAGCCCACGGGGTGCGGCTGCGGTGCGGTCGTCCATCGACAGGGTGTCAACGATTGGGTTCGTCCACGGGCGCAACGCCTCGCGCAAGTCCTTGCGGTACTCGACGATGTTGCCGTATGTCATTGACCCGGTAGCGGCGTCGACGGCAGCTGCTGGCAACCCGGTCAGCCGGGCCACCTCCAACGCGGAATGCTCGCGCGACTCGACGAGCTGCAAGTCTTTCGCGTTCCACCCGTGGTCCTCGTACTCCATTGACTTGTTCAGGTAGCCGACGGAACGGGTCGACCGGGCAGCCTCCCAGTCGTCGAGCAGGGCGTCGATTTCGTCGTCGTCGAGGTCGGGCCCGCTGTTTTTGAGGATGGCTTTCGGGTGCGGTGCGCGGGCGTAGTTCCCTGCGGCTGCCTGCAAGTCGGCGTAGAGCGAGAGCAGCTGGTAGCCGTAGCGACGCAAGCCACCGATGCCGCCCCATTCGAACGCGATAAACCGGCGCCGGAACTCGTCCGGGGTCAGCATGACGCCGTCGACGATCCATGCCGCGACGGTGTCGGGGTCGCCCGGCTCGTCGAGGGTCGAGTACCGGGTCGGGTGCACCCGGCCGAACTTCACGGGCTGGCTGGCGATGTTCCGTTCGAACGACCACACGCTGCGGTCGTACCACATCGCGTCGTCGAGCGTCTTGGAGATGAGCCACGACCGCGTATGCAGCGGGTCGGGCTGACGTAGCCACGACGAACGAGGATCGGTGGGCGACAGTCGAGTCGAGCCCTGATACGCGTAGAGCGGCCACCCGGCCGGGAGTCCGCAGATTTGGTGGTGCGCCCGACGCATGGCCGGGATGCTCATCGCGAGCTGGATCGCGACGGCTTGCGCCCGATACAGCGACGCCGACGGGGCTGAAGCGTCGGCGCCGCTGACCGCCACCGGAGGTGGTTCGACGGCGGGCTCGGAGAAACCGACAAACGGTGCCGCAGCTGCGGTTGCCAGTCTCGTTATCACGTTGCCCACGAACAGAACTATGGGGCCAGCTGACGCGATTTGCCTAGCGGTGACAGTGCCCAGCCTTGGGAACAAGTCTCATTTACTCGTCGCCGGCGCGCGAGTAAATGAGACTTACGAGGCGCGCCAGCCGTAGCCGACGAGCCACACATTCGCGTATGGCAGGCACGCGTCAAGCGGCTTGACGGTGACGCCGTTGCGACGCAGGAACACGTCGAGATAGGTCAACCCGGCCGAAACGTGGGCGGTGATCTGCGCGAGCCCTAGCGTCTCGTCGGCCTGCGCTGGCGCCGACGCGATGGCGGACACCGGAGGATGATGCACCCGAATCCGGTCCCACCGGGTCTCGACGGACAGCACCCCGAACGGGCGGTGCCCTGCCTCGGCCGGACGCAGCTGGTCGTCGAGGACATCGAACACGGGGTCGCCGTCGACGACGACGCCTCGGATGGTGCAAGCGAGATACAGCTCGGGTGCGGTCACGGTGCTCCTACGGGTGTCGCGCGTCGACGCGGACCGCGCGTCGACGACGGGTTGCGGCCAGCTCGGGCCACCGCACGCGGGGTCGGTGCGGGCAGCAGATCGTAGCCTTTCAGCGCGACGGTGGTCGCGACTAGGGGCGTGATGTCGTCGGCCGAACCCTTACGCGACCACCCGAACCCGCCATCGCCGAGGTCTCGTTTGGTCGCCACCTCGACGGCTGCATCGAGGTCGGGGTCGTTGAAGTGATGCAGGGTGTCGTCGAGGATGCCGCGCTCGTACATGCCACACGCGCCCGTGTATTCGCCGAGGTTCAGCCACCGGACCTCGGGAGCGTCGTCGAGTTTCGCGACCGCGTCGACAATCTCCAACGCGCCCATACTGCCTCGGTCGACGGTGAGCGGGACATCGTTGCGGCGACACAGCTGCGCGACCAGCTGCGGCGTCTCGCGGTTGGGTCGCCCGGTCGCCAGCACCTCGACGAACTGCGCGTCGAGCTGGCCGAGATTCGGGTCGTCGAGGATGCCGCGCCAGCCTGCGCCGATGGCATACCGCGACCCGTCGGGCGACGCGTCGAGCCCGATCCCTGCGCGAGCAGGCAGGTCTTGCGCGGGTCGGCTCGCGGCTGACCACCTGTCCGGCGGGATCGCGGCGGTGCGCGACCGGGTCGGCCGGTTGCCGTACGCCCGGGCCCAACCGGACGCGCCGAGCTTCGGGTCGGACATGAACTCGGTGTGCGCGTCGACGAGCGATTGCCGGTCGAGGGTGTACCCGTAGGCAGGGTGGTGCGCGGCAATGACGTCAAGGTCCTGCGGGTCGTCGTCGTCTCCGATCCCGTAGTCGATGAACGCTACCCGGGCGTACGGGTTGCCGAGCGACGCCCGGCCGAGCGCGA